CAGGTAAAAAAGGACCAGCTGGTATCTAAAAAAAAGGGCGGAGAATAAACCCCGCCCCTTTAAGATATTTAATTAATATTAATCTTCGGCTGCAAGACGGGCAAAGTATGACATAGTGTCATCAGTACCTGTACTCTCCATAGCCTCTGCCGTTACTGGCTCCACAGCTGCCGCAAAGGCAGGTGCTTCAGAAGCAACCGGAGAAGGTGCTGCAGAAATTGTTTCTAACTCTTCACGAGCTTGAGTTGTCATAGTGCTAGTACCTAACACTTTATTTAACTTAGCCTTTAACTCATCATATGATTTATAGTTCTTAGGATCAGAGAATTCTGTTAGATCATGTAACTTGCCATAAATCTCTTCCAATTCACTTTCATCTGAAGACAAAGCACTTGCTGATGCAAACTCAGACTTGTCATAGTTTCGGTAACCTTCTACTTGACGTATCTTTAATTTAAAGTGTGCACCTTCCCAAAAATCAAATGGGTTGATAGGTGATTCATCTGCAAACTGTGGTTGCATAACATCCATGATTTTATCAAAGATTTTCTTACCGAACTGATACAACACAATCTTACCTTCATTAGCAGGATTAGCTGGATCAGAAACAACCATTGCATTAACTACATAGTGTAGTCGCCGCTTTTGTTTACGAACTATTTCTTTATTCGAGTCAATACCCGAGTTCCAGAGTTCTGAGTTATGCTCAGACACTGGGTCTTGCTGACCAATTGAAGTCAATGATTTTTCTATGTACCATTGACCTGTTGGTCCTTTGAATCCATGATCCCAATAACGGACCCATGGTAATTCAGAACCTTCGGTTGCTGGAAGAAAGCGAAGTACAGCATAGCCATTACCTGCTTTATCCACCGTTGGTTTCCAAACACGATCATCACCATAATTTTTCTTACCACCGCCACCGGCGCCAGCGGCATCTGCGGCTGAGATAAGTTTTGAGATTTGATCACGATTACGTTTTAGGTTTGCAAAAGACATTTATATTTTTCCTTATGTTTTTATATTGCTGAAGTATTACTGTAATATCATACTATATTTTCGGCTCAATGTAAACCCTTTATTCTTCAAAAGGTAAACTATTTTGCCTAGGGAGATAGTTCAAATTCATAGCCTCTCCCTCTAGTTTCTCAACGATAACACCGTTGAGAAATTTCTTTACATCTTCGGGCTCAATGTTTGTTTCTTCACAGACATCTATCACTGCATCCATATAGGATAACTTTTTGCCAAATACGGTAGTTTCTACCATACGAGAGAATTTACTTTTATTCAAGAAAACTGCTTCACTCATTTATCCATAGCCCTTAATATAATTGTTTCTTTATTTAGTCTTCCATTAGGCACCTCTGTTTTGGTAGTTAGAGTTCCCCACATCTTATTAATCTGATTAGGTGTTTTACCTAAAGCAACTGGGAGGACTTCAGAAGGTTTTCTGATCTTCGTCATCCTTGATTCATCAAGATCAAATCCCTTTAAGGAAGTTCCCTTGACTTCAAACCCAGTTGCTTTACGGCTTACATATTCGGTCAGCTGTTTATATTTAGTGTTAAAGGTATACAATCTCATAGCACCAACAACCATCATTGGATGTATTGACTTGATCTTATATTCTTTAGACTCCAACAAGAACTGCATCTTAGCTACTTGTTTATCTGCACTCTTAACTCTAGGTTTACGAGGTGCACGTGTAGCTTTTTTGCTCATGATGTACTTTTGCGCATCATCTATAATATGCTGAACGAATTCCAGATATTTCTTTCTAGCACGTGTTGGTACATTTTCATAACCCTCAATCAGATCAGGGGTCTTTTTTGTAACCAACTCATTGAGTTCATCACGCAATGGTGTGTAGTAAGAAACAACTGCACTAGCTGTCGACTGAGGATAAGCATCTTTAGTCAGTTCATCATATATAGAATACTTCATCTGAACTTCATGTTTATCGTCAAAGTATGCATCAAGAATATTCTCAATGCCGCCAATAAACTCAGATGTTTTTTCTTTTATGATCTCAGCTGGTGTTTTGCGAGGCTTAATTGCTACAGCAACATTCTCTTCCTTAGCCGTTAAGGCTTTATTACCTAATACAGTAATATATTCAAAGAATGTTTCCAGTGCTGCTTTTGCATTCCAATTGGGAGGGAAATCATGCCCTTTTTGCTCCCACAAAATAGTAGAAGCAATAAAGTGCTTGGGTGTAAAAGCATATTCTGGTGCAGCAAGATAGACCCGCTGGGTAGGCTTATCAAACGTAGCACGAATATAAGTTTTGATAAGAGATGCAATATCTTTCTTATCTACTTCCATTCGAATGTATTCATTAAAGTTACGAAAGTTATTCTCAGGTGCAGCACCAAAACCAGTTTTCTTACGTGCTCTTGGTAGCGCCTTAGTCTTTTTCTTAACAGCCATAATATATCTCCGTTTGATTATATAACTATTATAACACATATAAAAACAAATGTAAAGTGTTTTCTTTACTTTTTTTAATTTATTTTTTATATGGGTGTAAAACTATTTCACCATTTTCGTCCCAGTTATGTTTAACAAAGCCTTGTTCACAGAGGTACTCAATTGTATCACTAACAATTTCATCACGTGATTTTGAAAAGTAATTCTTATGAATATAAAATCCGCATGCAGCAGAACCTATGCCGTATAGTAGTGCCAAAATATTCTCATCAATATACAATGCAAGTACCTCCATTTAAATTATTATTTAGCTACAAGAAAAGGATACAACCTTATCTAATCTAAAAGACCTCCAGCCTTCGGCTTTAATATCATACACAGGAAGAACCTCTTCGTTAATATTACGAACTTTCTTTTGTGTAATAGGGTCGCTTTTGGTAGCAGCAGGAACAATATCAGAACGTAGAGTACACATCATATCACGTTCATCACCATTCACTTTCTTAAAAATAACACGACACGTGTTAGTCTCAAGTTGTTCAATCATTTCACTTCTAGTTATCATATAATATTCCTTATTTTAAGTGGTATGTGCCTTGAGGTAATTCCCAGGCTTTCATAAGTTTGCGGTACATCTCCGCAGTCATTCCGATTACATTAAAGTTGTTTGTATCTTCCTCCCATTGTCTAATAAAAGCATCACCATTCTCAGTAAAGTGTACAGTAACATCCTCAAACTCTTCAGTGTTATCAAGAATTGTTACGACAGTTTCATTATACTGGTGATCATGTTCAATTGTAAACATTAGCTTCCCATCTTTGATACTTCTATTGCTTGATCCTTATTAAGAATAGGAACAGCATTAGATTTGTGCATAGTAGCAATACCTTTAATAAGAGTACCGGTATATTTGTTACCTTCTCTTTTAGCACCATTACCAGCAACCTTATCAGAAGTCATTCTAGGACCTGTATTATAATCAGGTATCTCAGTACGATACTCCGTCTTAGGTTTATCTTTGATACCCATAGACTTTAAGAAAGCTTCGTGTTTTTCTTGAGCTTTCTTCCAGCCTGGGGCTTTCTTTCTTTTAGATTTACCATGGACTTGAACGCCCTGTATCATGTGCATACTCATTCTGTATATCTCCTATCAACAGCAGAAGCATCCCATACATATGGCAGCTTCTTATACTTTGGTCCAAAGATAACGACATCATCATCGCCAACTTCACTAAACACACGATCGTCATAATCGCGGTGGATATAAACTGGTCCACCGAAGATTTTATGAGCGCGGACGTACTCGTCGCCTCTAAATCCTACATAGTGTACAGTCCTCATAACATCCTCCAAACTATTTAAAGTAGCGCCTCAGAAACAACAAAAAGGAAGTGTACTTTTAGGCTATGCCCTCCGTACGAGACGCTAGTTAAAATAGTTTTCGTGGGAGAGACTTTCTGCAGTGCCTCTCCCCTTATCTACTATCCCGCCAGTAGAAGGCGCCTGGGTTTCCTTTGGTACCAGATGGTCACACCCACCTAACAAAGCCTTGTACATTGGTTGTTAGGATTTTCGATAACAATGAGACTAGTCCCAATCGTTATCGAATTTTGTAGTCTCCCGCATTGTATCACCATAGTACTGATCAGCATACTTAGATGCATCAGTCCATTGGTAGATATTCTCACGATATGCAGGCTCTTGCATTACATTAGTCTTACGAACAACAGGTCTAGCATTAACAGTTCTAACCTGCTTAACAGATGCTTTTTTAAGTTTAGCCATTTTGTTGCGACGGTCGCCGATCTTTTTGATAAGAGCTAAACGGTCTGCTTTTTGAGTTGCTGTCATAGTCATAATATAATCTTTCTTTTTTGTTTCTATAATTAGTATAGCATATTCTAGGAGCTTTGTAAACCCCTAATTTACTTTTTTTTAATTTAATTTTGAACGGATTTCAGTTACGATTTTATCGAAGTCTTTATAGAAACCTTCTTCGCTTGCATAAAACTTAAAGCACTCGTGGTAAGCATCAGCATCTACAAAATTCCAGATGATTTTACTATTAATATCTAAATTTTCTGGGTTAACCATTGCGTTACGGATTGAGTTAGTTAATTCTGTAATAATGTTTGACATAATGTAGTTCCTTA